ACCCGCTAGGCTCTCCGATGTTCCACGTAGAACACTGTACATCCATACATGTAGTGAAACGCTACAGATCAACAGAGTTGGCACGGTTTGTGCTAGGCGCGGTAAAGATTCTATTTGGTTATAAGCTTATTCCATAATAGTTTATAAAAACATCAGAAATCGCGTGACAACGCAAAATCACCTGATCTAGAATCAGCACATGGTTAATTCATGGTGAATTGATCAATCGTAACTTATTACAAGGACATTGATTATGTATAACTCTGATATTGCTAATGCCGCCAATGTGGCTAAAAACCTTTCCGCTTGCGTGCGTGATGTTTTGGAAAACTCAAGCTTCACAATAGAAAACGATTCAATACAGTTCCACAATGATTCCGATGCTCCGTTGGTTGATGCTATTCTGGAGCTTGTCGCGGATGATAACGCCAAAGCCCTTGCAATTCTCAAAAGCACGATCAATCGAGAATCACGCAATCTTGAGTGTTTCGGCGCAGTGGTTGAGACTGTAATGCTCAAGAATGGTAAAAAGCGCGACAAAATAACTCAAAAGGGCTACGGCTTGTCATTCAAGAAAACGGACAGCGGTATGCAGTGGACCGTCAAAGCCCCAAAAGGCGAGACCGAGTCCGATGGCGACAATATACTAGTAGAGACTGCCAAGGCGATCTCATCCGGTACACTGTCAGAAGAGCAATTGGCGAAACTTGCCATACTGTTAGCAGATGCGGCGGCTACCCTGTAACGTGGGTAGTTACATCAATCTATGGGAGCATAACAAGTTATGAAAACCGATCTGGAATACATCCGAGAAAAGCTGGGGTATACTGCGCTCAAGTATGAGGTACGCGGTAAAGGGAGCGCAGACACTCGTGCGGTGCGGCAGGGTAAGCGCAAAAAATCAAAGCATCTTAATCACATAGTCTGGGGAGCGTAACAAGTTATGATTATCATACTGATCACGTTTGTTGTTGGTGTTTACATTTTGTTTAACATGGAGGATTTCTGATGAAACGTAAAAGAGGTGATCAATTACTGCGGGACTTTGCCGCAGAGGATGCGAGAGACATGCGGCGGTATGGACGACGGGCTTTAGAAAGCAGTTACGACAGGGCTATGGAAGCATATCATAGAGGACGTTATAATAGTTATAAGCTTGCGCTTCAAATGATTAACACTGAATCTCTTTGGAGGGACAAATAATGGATATTCAATGTAGATTTTGTGGCGAACCTTGGGATCACGATACACTACACGATGTCGAGGATATGTCATACGATGAAGCCGGAAAAGCGTTTGCAAAGTACGGGTGCAACGCGATGATGTACCCGCCAAAAGCAGAGCCGTGCACATACGAACCATGCGTAGACGATGCCGAATTGCAAGCGATACATGCACTGATCGAATCGTCGCCGTACCCTGAAGAATGGATAGGCGCATCTGATTTGTTAGACATGATGCGGTATATGTCAAAGAAACCTACGCCATTGCGCGATAGAATAGAAAAGGAGCGTAACAAGTTATGAAACTATCAGAGGCAGTAGAAGCGTACATCTACAAGTTAAAAACAGATTCGCCTATTGTAAGCACGTCACATTTTCACTATGCGGCATACGCTAAACAGTTTGGTGATGACGTGTGGGAAAAGGCTTTAGACGATTACTTTGAAAAGCAAAAGAGGGCTAAACGATGAAACTATCACAAGCGCGTGAAGCTGTAGGCGGTTTGTCTTCAACTTCAAAGATGCCTTGCAAGTCTTACAATCTACCGGCGCAGGAATGCAGGGTAGGCAGTAAGCTACGCAAGAAAAAGGGTACAGTGTGCAGTAATTGCTACGCACTCAAGGGTAGATACCTTTTCCCTAACGTGAAGAACGCACTGTACCGCAGGCTGGATACTATCCGATCAAAAGACTGGGTGGATAACATGGTGACTGCGCTCAACTCACCAGAGTATTTCAGGTGGCACGACTCCGGTGACATTCAGGATGCCGCGCACCTTGACAATATTGTGGAGGTTGCAAAGCGCACACCAAATACTAAGCACTGGTTACCAACGAGAGAGTATGACGTTATAAGAAATTATAAGCGACCCATACCTGACAACTTAATCATCCGCGTGTCAGCACCTAGCGTTGATGGGCCTGTGCCGCATGGGTTCAAGCATACATCAACGGTGCATGCAAGAACGATACCTACCAACTCGCATGTCTGTCCTGCGCCACAGCAAGGCAACGAGTGCGGCGACTGTCGTGCATGTTGGGATGGTTCCGTTAAGAACGTAAGCTACAGGGAGCATTAACATGGAAGAATATTATAACTTGTTACAAAAGTTTAAGGTGTTAAAAGACAGGGGTTTCTGTACTGCGCTGGCGTATTGCATCATCACTGGTGAGAGTCCAGCTACTGTCAACAAAAAGATAGGACGAAAACGTGGCAGAGGAATGCCGGGTATTAAACTGAACAACGCTTTGATGGATGCAGGGTACGTGTTGATCGAAGTGAATGTGAAAGGGTATGTGGAAAACTTACCAAAGAAAGGGCTTGACAGCGGGACATATCTTGTATACAGTTCAGGACACGTAAGCGTGATCAAGGATGGACTAGTATTGGATTGGACTGCGACACCCAAATCAAGATCAAAACGAGCACGAGTGTGCTTTCAAGTAGTTAAAACAGGAGAACAGTTATGATGTATCCAGATTTAGAGCAGGACAAATACTACACCAAGAAACAGATGGAGAATGCGGTGTTCTTTGAGGAGCACGAGACTGAGCCGTCATGGGTTTATGTCTTGTTACCTGACGCATCTACTTTGGGAGGCCCACGAACTGAGGTGACATGGTTTGTAGCATGTGTTGTAAACGTTGACATCGAACACGCAGGAGGAGAACTCTAATGGACTACATCGAATATAAAGACTTCACAATTTATCAGAACCGCGAGCAAATCTATTTCGAGCACATCGAATACGGTGAGGATGAAGCATGCTGTGTCTACCTTGACGGATCGGGTAACATCTACGACTACGACATGTGTTACGGCATACCGGATCAGGTAGGTGAGTGGCTCCAGCTTAACGATTACAACGTAGCGCGGGACACCGACGGACTGTGGGATTTGGAGGACGTATGACACACGCAGTTTTGCAGTGGAACTATGACGTACCCGAACCGGATCGCGTAGTCTACAAAGGGTGTGAATCAGAATGTCAAGAGTTTTTGTTGTTAATGTTTGACAAAGAACCTGATAACATTGATGGTATGGTGGTTACTGAGTTTCAATTAGCGATGATTAGGAGGGGACTGTGACGCTGCATGATTTTCTGTTATACATGATACTGTTCTGGGTTATTGTTATTTGGTTAGACATCAAGGGGAGAGACGAATGAGCACACCAAAGAACGGCAGGGGTTACTTCGATTACGAAGCAGAGGACTTGATGCTGTACGTCAAGTGGGACTTGATCGAGGACGAGATGTACGTCAACGCATACCTGACATCTGATTTCAAGATAGAAGTAACAGACTTTTTGTTTGACACAACGCTGGATAAGTTGTATGATTTAGCTCGTGATGAATTTTGGGGAGGTTACGAATGAACACTGAGGTAGATGAACTGCAACAAATCGCACAGCGTCTTGACATTTTCATGGACGAACACGGAAACTCGACTGCGCTTGATGTGGCTGCTGACGCTATCGCTGACGAGCTTGCTGAACGCGACAAGATAGTGTCTCGAATATCGATAACGCGGGAGTACATAGTGGACGTAAAACACAAACGCGACGAAAACTCTTTTGAAATATTCAAAGAAGCGTCAGAGTACATAACGAACAATATCCTAGACTACATCGACGAGGATTACGAAGTCTTTGAACACGACATAGATGTTTATCCTGATGTAGAGGTTGACAGCTAGGAAAATCCATGCTACAATATTTACTTTAAAGAACTGTTCAGTACTTAACTGTATAACTTATTATAAATTTACTGTTAAGTTACTGAACAGGAACTGTTAAGAGGACGGTTATGGCTTACTTAAAAACACATCAACCATGTGAGGACTGCGGCAGTAGCGATGCGCTCACGATCAACGACAATCGTTCGACATATTGTTATTCGTGTCAGACGTACACGCCACCGGATAAGGTAAGGACTTTGCACAAACCAGAAACCAAGAAGCAGGTTAACGCCAAGCTGTTGACGGGTAGCTACTCAGCCATCATCAACCGACGCATCAAGAAAGAGACAGCGCAGAAGTACAACGCGCTTGTCGATGGTGACAACGTTGTCTTTGGTTACTACGGTGAAGGCACTGAGCCGGTGGCATCGAAGACCCGCTACCCTGACAAACGTTTCCTGATCGGAGGCGATTGGAATAAAGCCAAGATGTTCGGACAGCAACTGTTCCCAGCCGGAGGCAAGTACATCACCATCACTGAAGGTGAGTTCGACGCGATGGCTGTGTCGCAGATGTTCGAAAATAAATACCCCGTCGTTAGTATTCGGAACGGTGCAGGCAGTGCAGTTAAAGACTGTCAAGCCCACTTCGAATACCTGAACAGCTTCGATAACGTGGTGATCTGCTTCGATGCCGACGAGCATGGTCGGGAAGCGGCGAAGTCCTGTGCTGAGATGTTTGGTAACAAGGCAAAGGTAGTTAAGCTGACTGACTACAAAGATGCCAACGACTACCTCATCAACAATCAAGCACTGCGGTTTACGCAGGCATGGTGGAACGCAGAGACGTTTACGCCAGACGGTATTGTTTCTGCATACGAACTGCTTGATGACGTGCTGGTTCCCATGAAGCGCAGTAAGTTAACGTACCCGTGGGAGCAGTTGGACAACATGCTGTACGGTATACGTCCTGCTGAACTGGTTACGTTGTGCGCTGGCAGTGGTCTCGGTAAGTCAACCATACTGCGTGAGCTTGTCGTTCACATGATGAGACAGACGGACGACCCTGTTGGCTTGATGTTTCTCGAAGAGACACCGGAGCGTACACTGCGCGGCTTGATCGGGCTGGAGATGAACAAACCTATCCACCTGCCAGACGTTGACTACACACCGGAAGAGGTGATGGAAGTCTACACTGCTGGTGACTACGAGAATCGTGTGTACTTCTGGGACAGTTTCGGTAGTAACGAGATCGAACGTGTGCTGGGACGGATGCGTTACTTCGTCAAAGGACTGGGGTGTAAGTTCATCGTGCTCGATCACCTGTCGATACTGGTATCAGATCAACAGAACGGTGACGAACGCAGGGCTATCGACATGATAATGACAAAGCTACGGATGTTCTGTCAGGAGATGCGTGTTACACTGCTACTCGTCAGCCACCTCAAACGTCCTGAAGGCAAGTCACTTGAGGACGGAGCAGTCACCAGCCTTGGTATGTTGCGAGGCAGTGCCGCCATTGCACAGCTGTCAGATGCGGTGATCGGTGCGGAACGTAACAGTCAGGCAGAGGATGCGGACGAGCGAAACCGAACGCGTCTGCGTGTGTTGAAGAACAGGTTCAGCGGTAAGACTGGGCCAGCAGGGTATCTGATTTACGATGAGAACACTGGACGTTTAAGTACTGAGGAGATTGCACTGTGAACTTTGATTACTTTTTATTTACATCGTGCGGCAACGACAGTGTTGCTTTGATGCAATGGGCTCATGAAAGACACCTACAACATGTGCTTGTTGTGTACAATGACACCGGATGGCATCAGCCAGGCTGGGAAAAAAGAATAGAGGAAGTGGATCAGCTAGCAGGTGACATGGGTTTTTGTTTTGTTCGAACAAAGACAATAGGGATGGAAGAGCTTTGCGAACAACGACAGATAACACCCGCATTCCGTCGCCAGTTTTGCACTCAACAACTTAAGATAGCACCCAGCCTTGCTTTGATGGATGAACACGATCCTGACAAAGAGGCAACAGTATTGATAGGAGTACGACGCGAGGAATCAGCAAGACGCTCTAGGTTTCCAGAACACACAGAAGAAAGCGAAGGTCATGGAGGTCGTTCACTGTGGGCACCGCTTGTTCGTTACAGCGAAGAAGAAAGAGACTCTCTTATAAAAGCTACCGAGCTTGAGATTCTCCCGCACCGTAGCAGAGAGTGTTTCCCTTGCATCTACCAGCGCAAGGCAGGTATAGCAGAGATGTCAGAAGAAGATATACTAAAGGTCGAGCGTATTGAAAAAGC